TATATCAATTATTACACTCATTATCTTAATGGTTCTTTTATTAAATTATCTTCAACTACTTTTTCGAAGAAGTTTGCTATATCAATACCTAAAGCTTCATACGCTTCATTCTCAAACTCTTTTTCAAAAATGTCGAATGCTTTATCGTAGAAGTAGGTTGGGGCTATACCAAACTTGGATATGTTTTTACTAACGGCAAATGCCATTCCTTTAATGTTAAACTTTTGGAATTTACCTGTAGTTTTATTTTTATTAAACCCCTTGGCTCTTATCCATTTCATTAAAGGTTTTATTGGAACATATTTACCTGGTTTTCTACCATCATTCACATATTGCCAATAATCTAACATCGTTACTACAACTTCATTCTGTCCTTTATTAAATTGAACGTCAATACTGTTGTATAATGACCCTGTCTTGGTCTTCATATTCCTAACACCAAATGGGGTTCTTGTTTTATTATAACCTGGTGCGAATGGGTATGGACTTGCTAATGACTCTTTAAGTGCCGCCTCAAACTTCTTTGAGAGGTCAATCATCACCTTATCGTACTCGGTATAAACTATTTCTTCAGCCATTAGTTAGGGGTGTCTTCGTTGTTATCACAAGGTGGAAATTCATTATAAGGTGCAATACATCTATCAATAGCATCAGGTATTCTTAATGAAATACGACCAGTCCAACCTGTAACATAATCATCAAACGACTCACTAAATGGGGTCATTTGAATTGGATAATCTACGTCCCAAGAACAATAACAACTATCAAGGGAATATCTTAATTGTGCGATAACATCTTTTAGAATATCTAATGTATCAGACCATACATCAACTTCATTATCCCAATTTTTCGTATTTTGAATATCCATAATCAAGATATCAAAGTCATAAGTGGTTTGTCTTCCATCTGTCTTTGCTCCTTGAGGAATGGTAAACATTAAAGGGTAATACGGAGCGTAGTTTTGTTCCGTGTTCTCAATCTTTAGTCTTTCTTCAGTCAAGTAAATCAACTGGTTAATATCACCTATACCATAACCTTGAATTTGTTGATGATAGTGAGCCAGATTTTTTAAAAGGTCTGTTACTTTTTTGAAGTTATAATAACCTACTGCGTTTGCCATATCTTATCTTTTTAATTGAGCCATTTGTCGTCTCTGCTCTTTTTCTCTCATTTGATTTATGTCCTTCATATACGCCATATAGTTTAAGGCGAATACAAGCGGGTATTCTGTTATTTGTTCGATTTTGGTGATATCTTCTTGAGCAAGTTGGACCATAACACCGAACCAACCCCAAAACTTATTAAAACTATCGTTTTCACGAACATCCATGTTATCTTCACCCTCATCTTCAATTTGTTCTTGAAAGAGAGCTTGATACTTCCTCGTAATATTTTCTCTATACGCAAAAAAAAACTCGTGGCACCATGCACATATTTTATGGGTAGTTTTTTAAACCTCTCTGAAGTATCCAATATAAGTTTACTATCATATCGTTTTAACTCCCCATTCTCATCCACCTCTCTATACAACATCGCCATTAACAGGTTCATTTCTTTTTGTTTCTCACTTGGGGTCTTATTCAAGAATGAGTCAATATCAACGAACTCACCAAACTTTAAATTTGGTAGGTCAATGAACTTATATTTTTTCCCATCAAACTCAAACTGATTAATAAAATCTTTTGAACCTATAGTTAAATAATCTGCTATTGATTGTGATGCGGTCATAGTTTCTTGCCATTCCGTATCTTCAACTTCTTCTTTGGTAAGTCCCGTAACATGGGATAATAATATAATAGAAAAGTCCCTCTCATCAGTCCATTCTTGTAATGCGACTAGTTTAGACCAACTTTCTATTGTGGGTTCTTGTAAGGGATATTTCTTTCCTTTATAGGTTATAAATCTTTTTTCCATGTATAATATAAAATATCTGTTATTTAACTTTTGTATATGAATTACATAATCACATACTTACCAGCATTAACCCTTTTTCTTAATGATTCATAGGATAATGCTAAAGAGATTACCATATCGTCATGAAACGAACTGGGAGCCCCGTATTTAACTCTTCTTGTCTTGGGTGAGTATTCGTATGTAAAAACTGATAACTCTCGGTATAGGTCAGGATTTAGGTCTTGAGTGGGTAATCTTACCTTCTCCTCATTAAGTCCCAAGATAAGTTCTTCTATGATATGTTGTTTTGAGTCGTTGGTTGTAAGGAAGGGGTCACACTGAGAATATTGTTTTCTTATCTGTTCGTAGATGGGGTCACCAATACCATTTATCTCTACGTATACTCTTGGGTTATATTCTCTTAATACTTTGACTACCTCACTAATAATAACATTCCATACATTCTGTCTTTCACGTAGTATTCTAACCACTTCTCCTTTTGAGTTCAAGATGGTTAATACCGTGTAGTCATTTGCTCTACCGATATCGAGACCAGCATAATACTTCTCTCCTGTGACTTTTGGTGGGTATGATGTTAGGGTACAATTTGTTTTTAGGTTTGAGAATACCTCACCCCCATCAGATATAAACTCGGCTAAGATTTCTTGCTGGTATATGGATGGGGGAAGAGACATCTTGGCTTCATTCAGTTCTTCAGGTGAAATGTAAGGTGAATCAAAAGAGGTTCCCCTGAATGTTTGGTATTGTGGATAGTCATCATTCTCTCCACGAGTGGATACTTCATAAAACCAGTTCTTACCTTTTGGTGTTGAGATAAATAATACCTTCTTACCCCTTACCAATACAGTTGGTCTTAATACTGTCGACCACACATTATCTTTGATGTATGCGGCCTCATCTACCACAAGGTAATCCAAAGTATAACCACGTAAAGTATCTTCTCTCTCAGCTGACCTAAAGTATATTATTGACCCGTTGATGAACTTGATGAATAGGTCTGACTTATTGATGGCTGTGGTAATACCAGTTCCTGCGATGGCGTTAGTCATTTCACTAAACACCTTCTTCGCTTGAGAGAATACAGGGGACACAAACATAGCAACTGAGTTGTTATCTTCCAATACCCACTTCAACAGAATATTGATAGACATAAAGGTCTTACCGAACTGACGACCAGTACATCCAATTATGTATTTGGTTGTAGTATCAGTACATGCCTCTATAATCGGTATCTGTTTTGCGTGTGGGGTAAATCCCTGAACTTCTATTTGTTTAACCATCAATTAAATTATTAAACCATCGGTCTATGTCGTAGTACCTTGAGTTGGAACCTTTGTCTCCGTATTCTACACCTGCAGGTTTTCCTGTAGATTTACTCCATATTCCACCACTTTTACTACCATTACCTTTATATTCACCAGCTTTACTAATAACACCATCATTCAACATATCATCACTAACTAGTATATTGGCGGGGAAACGACCTATTGGTTCAACGAACTCTATTTTTTTACCATTACTAACAGGTTCTTTCCTACTATTATCAAAGATGTTTTTATTACCAGTATTTATTAGAACTTGTTGTTTATCTGTGGTTGGAATCCTACAATCATCTATCCAAGTAATACCTTTAGAATAACTCTTGTTGCCCATTAGATATTTTTTCCTTTAATAGTTTCTTTAAGTCCTCCTTGGTTACTTGGAACCTCTCCTCAGCGATATCGTAATACTCCTGTGTAAAATCAATATAGATATGGTTTCTATCTAATAACTTACAAGCCAGTCCTGTTGTTCCACTTCCACCAAATGGGTCCAATACGAAGTCACCAGGTCTTGTAAATAAGGTGATAAGATAAGACATCAACTTAATTGGTTTAACTGTGGGGTGATTGTTTTTACCCATCTCTGTTCTTGGATTACCCGAACCAGTAAGTTTCATTCCTTTATCATCTCTCCACACTCTAGTACTTTTTTCCTCACCATTCAATCCAAAATCCTTCTCCTTCTTTGCTGGTTTAGGTGTTTGTATAAGGGGATAAGTCATTTTAACATTATCAGGTAATGCCTCAAAGTTTAATACCTTATCAATATAAGAACCTTCACTAAAAGGTTTCATTCCAACGATGATTATTTCCCTTGCTGGTTTGGGTTGGAACCCTGCCTTACTACCTTCGTATTTCTTTGCTATGTCTGTGGAGGGGGCTGTGATAATTCCTGCATCTCCACTACCTAATCTACTTTTTTCTTGTTCGGGATTAAAATCACTATTAAACTCATAGTTGTATCTATCACCTTCTTTTCTACCAACTACTTCTCTCTCTGCGTTGAACCTCTTATCAATACTCTTACTGATGTCTGTGGCTTTTGGAAACCCTGAATGATAAACCCATTCTATATTACTGAACGATAAGTCAAACCCCGCTTCTTCAAGGTCCCTACTTATTCTCCATAATACATCTGTTCTTGGTGCTGCCATAACTGTAATGAACGCACCAGGTTTTAATACTCTGTGGCACTCTCTCCATATCTCCGTATCGGGAAAAACCTTGTCCCACGACTTACCCATAAATCCGTAAGAATATGGGGGGTCGCAGCATAACATATCAACCGAGTTGTCGTTTATTTCTTTTAGTTTCTCTGCGGAGTCCCCGCACATCATTACATTTTCCATATTTTATTTTATTAAGTTTTCAAACCATTTATCTATGTTGTAGTATCTTGAAGAACTACCACTATCTGCGTAAGTATTATTTCCTGTGTATCCCCCTCCGTGTTGGCACTGTGCTGTTGATGAACTATAATTTAATCCTTTATAATCTATCGCACCATAATTCTTTTTCCACTTATTACCACTTGGTAATCCATCATTCAACATATCATCACTTACCAGTATATTAGCGGGGAACCTACCTTGACCTTGAGTAGTTTCTAACTCACTTCTAACCATATCATTCGTTGGATTAAATAATACATTTCGTATTACCGTTGTCTTACCTTGTGGTTTGGCAGACCCCTTATCCCCATCATCTACAAAAGGTATCCTACAGTCATCTATCCAACTAACTCCTTTACTATACATTATAACTTAATTTGAAACGTGTTCTCCGTATTACCTGACAAATTGTCGTAGTATCTCTGTTTAGCTTCCTCGAAGATAACTCGTCTCATCTTCTCTATTTCTTTTTCTTCAGCCCTTATCCTTGCGTTTCTGGCTTTAACTTTTTTCCTGTGCTCCTTAGCTGCTTTTCCCATAATAATTAGTTTATTTCAATAAAATTTAATTGGTTAGGTAAATTAAAACCATAACAAAACCATGCAGAACTAAACCATGCTCCACTACCATTACCACTTGGGGTTTCGTAGTTTATTCTTTTATTAAACAAGATGAGTTGAATACCTTTCTCGTTATACATTTTTTGTCTCAATTTACCTTCCAATGCTGTGATTGGTAATAACAACATGAATGGTCTGTTTAATTCATAACATCTTTTAATCCACTTATCTTTAATTGAATATGGTGGATTTGTTATTATACAGTCACTTGGTATGTTAGTGTTAAAAAAATCTACCTCTTGTGTTAAATCTGTCCCAACGATTTCATAGTTATTTTTACTAAAGAAATTAACAATATTTCCATTAGCTGATGCTGGTTCCCAAATTGAATATCCTTCTGGTATAAATTGAAGTAGTGGTTCTAACGCCACATTTGGTGTTTGAAATACATCACTTCTTCCTTGTGCTTTTTTATATCCCATTACCTACCTTGTCCTTTATATCGTTTAACCTTTTGTTCTTTAGGACCATAAGACTTCTTTGCCTTACCACTCTTCTTTTTGTTGAGAGCAAGTTTATTACTCGTTGATGTTTTCTTTGCCATCTTCTTCTATGTTTGTTTCTTCTTCCATATTACCAAACTTTAGTTTGATAACGTGATTGGTGATATTAACTTTAGCGTCAATATCCATCTGTTGTTTAGGTTTTCCAAATACTCTCGATAGTAATGTCTCTAATGAGTTTAAGTCCCCTCTCTTGATGGAGTTAATAATCGCTGACGCAATCGTTACTTCTAATACCGTTGAGTTGGGGTTGGTTCTTACTTCTTCTAATTTGGATGGTTCTAACGATACTAATACCTGTATCGCATCTGTTACTTCAGATAAGGAGTATCCACTATCCTTCATTTCACTAATCCATTTCCTCGGTCTCCCGTTCTTATTAATACGTTTGTCCCCCTTCACAAATCTTTTACCTTGATTCTGTATGTTGGGGTTTCCTACTTTTCCTGCCATAATGTGTTATTTGTCTGTAGTTATAAATATAGGTTAATTACAAATTATCCATATGTCTCTTATACAAGTTCCTAATATTCTTCATAACTTGGACGTGACACTTACCACAGCCGTATTGTTTTTTATCGTTGAGAGCTCTGTTGTTTAATGATATCAACCACTGCATTTGTTCTACTGTTTGTCTCGGTTGGTCTATCAACATTATCGCATATTCAAGTTGTTCTAAGTCGTATAAGGGTTGTTTAAATTCAACCTCTTTTTCTTTACAATCCACACAAGGTGTTTTATCGGTAAAGACCAACTCTTCTTTACTGGTGTCTTTGATTTTGTTTTTCATATTATCTTTTTTCTAACTTCCATTTATAACCCAATTTATTTATAGAACCATTCAATCTAATCATCGCCCCATCAATTCTTAAACTTTCTGTATCTACATTATACTTTTTGGATACCTCACTCCAATATTGATAAACTCCAACAAGTTTATCGTCCATATCGTATTGGCATATTTTAACTCTATCTTCTTCTAACTCCTCACCGTTAATTCTCTTCTCACTAAATTCGGCATACTTCTCGTTGAGTTCCATACCGATGTAATCTCTGTTTAATTCTTTACAAGCCATTCCTGTTGTTCCTATACCACTAAACACATCCAATACAACATCACCCTCGTCTGTTAATAAGTTGATGTAATACAACGGTAAGTCCTTGTGATATGGGGCTGGATGTTTTATTGAGTTATCCCTTGCAGCTCCTGCTGTTGAGAACCTCACTACGTTATCAGGACGTACCTTATCTTTAACTTCAACCTTTTTCATAACCATTTGTCTCTCACCATCAATTACATTACTAAAATCGTTTATAGGTGTTTCAAGTCGTTTGGAATATGTGGGGTTAGGTTCTTGTAATACCCTATCCATATAGAACTTAAGGTGTTTCTGGTCTTTAACAAAATGGAATATAAACTCTGTGGTATTTCTAAACCTCTTTGTCCCGCCATTTGGTATTCCATTCCTCTTATGCCAAATATATGTGTCGTAGAACTTTAACTTGGTTTCCTTTTGACTCCTGTAGATTAACTCGTAAATAAAAGGATTTCTATACCCCCCCTTACACGTATCGTTAATGTTTAGTATGAAACTACCACTTGGTTTTAAAACCCTCTGTATCTCGTTAAAAAGGGGTAATAACCAATCACAATAATCTTGGGGTTTCTGTATCGAAATGTTCTTACCGTAATTTACAATATCAGCATAGGGTGGTGATGTGATTATAAGGTCTATTGAGTTATCGGGTATTTCTTTAATAAGTTCAAAACTATCTCCTGTTAATATATTACTTTTCATTATATTCTATCCATTTGTTATTTATCCATTCCTTCATCTCCTTGAGTGTTTGTCTTAAACTATACTTGGGAATTTTAGTTTGTCTATGTATTGGTTCCAACTTTCTATGTTGAAGGTATAATCTGAATATCCCCACCTCATACCATTTGTCAGGGTTATCCTTTAGTTCTTGTTCTAAAGTTTCTTCTACCCATTCTAGTGTTGGTATTTCTTTATATTCTTCAGTTTTGGGGTCATAATTAACGGGTAATTGTTCGAAGACATATTTTCTATAAGTTCGTTGGAATGAACTGTTATTGGAGTAGTATTGGTTTTGTACGGTTCGTATAAAAAAGAATACCCTCTCTTTCTCAGAAAGGGCATTATATTTTACATTTGATGATAGTTGAAGGAGGATATCTTGTAATAAGTCTTCAGACCTTTCATCATTCTTACAGATTTTAAGTATAATCTTTTTATATTTTTCGTACTGTGTTTGATTCATTAACTATAAATAGTACGATTTTATAATTTCTCCCAATTCCCCCTCTTTAATTGTTCGAAGAAGTAGTTACTGGGCAAGCCATACTGTTTATAGATTTGATAAGAACTTATCTCACCTGCCTTATATCTTATAACCAAAGACTTCTTTAACTTATCATCTAAGTTGTATTTGTTTGTCTTATTTGAGATTGTAGGTCTATTCTTTGCGTTATCTCTGTTGGAGATACATCTCAGATTACTTAATCTATTGTCAGTTTTCGACTGATTGATATGGTCTACAGTCTCTCCACATTCACAGTCATTAAAACTATTCCATATTAACCTATGTACTCGTTTCTTATATTGTTTGTTATTTGTCCACAGCATAACACAATAATACTCTCTATCGTCCAAACTTTGTTTAACTGGTATCCCTGTTGACTTCCTTCTTATATTACCTTCATTACTAATCTCATAATTCTCGTGATTGAGTATTGGTCTCCATTCTTCCATATACTATCTACTAGTTAAATCTAATGCTTGTTTATGAAAATAATTCTCACGATTAAGATATCGTTCTTGGAACTCAAGTTTCTCAAAAGTATCTTTAGTTGTTTGTGGCATATCAGTTAAGATATCTTCAACATTCCAGTTGGTTTCCTGTAGGGTATTACCCGAAATTAATAGTGCTTTCATATTTAATCTTGTTTTATACTAATAAATATAACAAAAAAAAACAAAAGACCAACAATAAATTAAAAATAAATAAAAAAAGTTTTAGACCATAGCTGATAGTAATTCACCGTCTGGCGAATCCTTCTCTATTCTTGTAATTGAGAGGTTCTCAAGAACATCAATAAAGTGGTCTATTTTTGAATAATATTCTTCAGAGGATAAAAGATAAGGGTCATGGTTTTTAGTGTCTAAGACCAACTCTAAAGTAGCAATAAAGATAGATGCGAATACAGTATGGTGGTCTCGGTTGAGAACTTTATAGGCTTGTTGAATAAAATAATGATATTCTTCTTGATGTAAGAATAGTTGAGATAGTTCATCACGAATAGATTTAATTGGAAATGGATATGTTGGATTATCATATATAATATTCTCAAGTAAGGGTGTGACTTCTGTTCGTGGATGCTCCATTTAATTTAATTAAAAAGAAAGGGGGGATTGGATAAAAAAAAATAATAAATCAAGATTAAGCACAATAGAAAACCAACCCCCCCAATATTGTTATAGTATCTGTAAATTGGATACGATATTGTCTTCGTTTAAAATATACTTAATTTTTTTACCTTTGAAACCATTTTCTAACATATAATTTGTTTCAAGTAATAATTCATCTTCAATACCTTCTAATTGGATACTGTAGAAATACTTTGGTAGGTTCCCTGGTCTATAAGTTTTTTCCACTTTTATTAAAGTAATATTCTCTACGATTTTTGATAATGTCTTTGCCATATCTTATAAATATCAGTTTGTTTGAAATAATCAATTTATTATTAATTTAATTTAGGTAATGATTAAGCAGACTTCTAGTTCCCTGTTTTTTTCCTCACCCAATAAGTTTCACAAGACCAGTTCAAGTATTCCCCCATATCTTATTTATCCTTATTGACCTTTTTCGTGGCAGGTATGTCTTTTATCCTATTTGGATTATTTCCACCTGTAAGTCCTTTCTC